TGGGCGACATCTCGTTCTCCTTTGCCCCTCCCGGCATCGCAAGGCGTCGCCGAGTCGACGAGTGGCCGAGTGCTCGCGAGCTTCGTGAGCTCGTCGAGGACAACATCCGCTTCGTCCAAGTCGTGCGGGGATGAGCAGAATGGCGCAGGCGCTTAGCCGTGCGGTCGCCCGCATCAGCGACAGCGGCACGGTCACGATCCGGCGCGTCACGGCACGACACCCCGTTTCAGGTACGCTTGCCGCACGGCCCCGTAGCTGCGCTTCTGCTCCCGTGCGGAGGTCTGCACGACGCTGAGCGCAACCTGCGTCGAGATGCCCTGCACCTCCTCGACCGTGACGCCCTCGGGCACGCGCAGCTCCAGCATGACCCGCTGCGGCGCGGGCGCCGGGACGACCGGCATCGCGCCGTCCTGCATGGCGCGCAACGTGCCGACCCCGATCCTGCGCGTGGCGTCCGCGTCCATGACGAACTCCCTGCGATGGACGATGCCGGCGGGCTGGCGGCGCGGACCCGGCCCGGTGTAGCCGCCGTCGGCAAAGCCGAGCCCGCTGAACAGAGCGCCGAGACCGAGATGGCTGGAGAGCCCCGTGGCGGCGTTCGTCAGCGCGCGCTCGCCCAGCCGCGACAGGAGCTGCGAGATCACCTGGTTGGCCTGCCCGCCCTGCATCACGATCCGCGCCAGCGCCGAGCCGAAGGTGCGGTCCATCTGCTCGGCCGCCCGCGCCGCCCCCTCCGTGGCGTCGCGAACGTCGTCGACGGCGTCCGGCACGCGGTCGAGCGCGCGGCCCGCGCGGCCCGCGCTGGCCTCCAGCCGGTCGCCCAGCTCGACCGGGGCCTCCATCGCGCCGCCAAGCTGGACATAGCCGTCGGAGGCGTTGGCGAGCGCCTCGGTCAGCATGTCGATCTGCCGCTCCGTCCGCTCCAGCTGCTCGACCATCTCCTCGTCCGTGTCGAGAAGCCGCTGCCGCTCCACCAGCAGCTCCGCAAGGCGCCGCTGGGCGCCCTCGAAGGCGTCCGCGCGGGCGGGCACGGCGGCGTCCCGGGCGGGGAAGCCGGTCGCCCGCACCTGCGCCTGCGCGTCTTCGATGCGAGCCGACAGATCCTCGTATTCGCCGGATTGCAGGGCGACGGCGCGCGCCTCGGCGATTGCGGCTTGCGCCGTTTCGTAGTGCGCCCGCGCCTGGGCAAGTTTCTGCTTGGCCATCTCGGCCGACATCACACCGCCGCGCTGAAGCGTGGCGTCCAGCACCCGCGACTGCCGGATCTCGTCCGCCATCGCCAGCACGACGTTGCTGGTGGCCGTCTCCAGCTCGGTCTGCGGATCGAGGAAGGCGCGCACGGCCTTTGCGCTCTGCGCAAGCCACGTCACGAAGTCAGTCAGGTTCCCGACAACATGGGTGATCAGCGGTGCCAGTTCGACGAAGGCCGAGGACAGCTCCGCCTTGATCACCCGCCCCATCAGGTCGAGCTGGCTTTGCGACTCCTCCGCCTTCCGGATCAGGTCCTCGTCGATCACCACGCCCATCTGCCGCGCCTCCTCGCGCATCCGGGCCATGGAGTCCGCCCCTTCGCGCAAGAGGTTGACCATCGCCACCCCCTCGCTGTCGAAAAGCTTCATCGCCACCCGGTTGCGGTCCGTCTGGTCGGCCATCACCGACATCTCGTCGGCGACGTCGGCCAGCACGTCCTCGATGTCGCGCGCGTTGCCCGCGGCGTCCGTCAGCTCGATCCCCAGCTCCGCCAGCACGCCGCGCGCCTCGCCGGTGCCCTGCCGCGCCTCCGCGACGCGCCGGCCGAAGCGCTGCATCGCCATGTCCAGCGTGTTCTGCGACACGCCCGCGCTCTCGGCCGCGGCGCGCAGCTCCTGCAGGGCGTCGGTGGTCAGCCCCAGCCGGTCGGCCGTCTTGCCGATGTTGTCGAGGTCGGCGACCATGCCGCGCACGGCGTTGACCGAGGCCAGCGCGGCCAACGCCGGCAGCAGCCGCCGGGCCGCCGCGCCCATCATGTCGAAATGCCGCGACGTCCGCGACAGCTTCTTCTTGGATCCGCGCTCGAACTTGTCGAGCCGGCGGATGGCCCGGTCCATCGTCCGCTGAAACTCGCGGTCGCGGGCCGCGAGCACGATGTCGAGTTTTTCGAAATCGGTCGCCATCACCGCTCCTTGATGCTGCCGCTGGGCGCCCCGTGCCGGGCCATCAGCGCGTCATGCTCCGCCCGGCCGGGCGCGCGGCCGCCGGGTCCCTGCCGCTGCGCACGCTCGGAGTAGGCCAGCTGGATCAACCGCCAGTCCCGCGGGATGAGGGCGCGGATCTCGCCCGGCCGGTAGCCGAGGGGGACGGCGGCGCGGATGCAGGCTCTCACGCCGTACCCTCTGTCGCCGCCCCCGTCGTCTTTTCCGCGCCGCCGTCCTCCTCGCCGTCCCCGTCGTCATCCCAGTCCGGCACGAAGGCCGCCCCAAGGGTGCCAAGCGCGACCTGCCGCAGCCGCAGGGCGTTCTCCGGCTGCGCCTCGGCCGCCACGACCCGGTCGGCCTCGGCCTCGGACATCCCGCCGCCCACCAGCGCCAGCGCCACCAGCGTCCGCAGCGTGCGGAGCTTCGGCGTCGCGCCGCGGCCAATCAGGCCGTCGTAGACCGCGTAGATGCTGCCCGCGAGGTCTTCGAACCGCTCGATCTGGGCCAGCGTCAGCAGCAGCACGCGGGGCGCGCCGCCGAGCTCCTCGATGAGGCCGCCGCGCGGCGGCGTGTCCGCGAGCCGCATCAGGCCGCCGTGAAGCTGCAGGCGCCGGCCGATTCCAGCGAGACCGACCCGGTCAGGTCGCCCTCGGTCTCGCCCGAGAACTCCAGCGCCGTGACGCGGAACGGCCCCTCGATCGTTCCGACCGTCGGGATGACCACCTGGAAGTTGGCGAGGTTGTCCGCCGAGAAGGCGAGCGTCCAGAGATCCGCCTCGCTGGCGTGGTCCTTGATCCGGAGGTCGCCGCTCAGCGCCACCGAGCTGATTCCGCGCAGCGTCTCGCGCCAGAGCACGTCGTTGCCGTCCACGGAATCGTCCGCCGTGTTGTCGATCGCCGCGTTGTTCAGGCTGAAGCTTCGCGAGGTCAGCGTGCCGATCGCGGTAAAGGTCTCGCTGGGCTCGCCGTCGCCCAGCTTCAGCAGCATCTTCCGTCCCAGTTGTCCGGCCATGGATCAGTCCTTTCCGTTCAGTCCGTCTCGCTGTCGAGCAACGCCATGAACGCCATCCGCTGCTCGTGGGTCTTGCCGTCTTCGGTGTCGCCTTCGTCGGCCGCCAGGTACTGCAGCTCGACCAGCGCGTGGCCCTCCACGCTCAGCGCGTCCTGCCGCCGGTGCAGCGCGGCGACCACGGCGTCGGTCAGGTTGCGCAGCTGGACGCTGGCGTGGGTCCGCGTGTAGGCCCGGACGCTGAAGGTGATCTCGTGGCCCTCGGTCGCCTGCGTGTCCCACGGCGCCGGCTCGAACCGGGTAACCTTGACGTAGGGCAGGGCCGTCTCCTGCGGCACATGCTTGCCGAACACCCGCCCGCCCGTTATCTGGTGCACGCCGGGGTGCGCCTTTAGCGCCGCCACGACGGCCTTCTGCAGCGCCGCCGTCGGCCCGTCAGCCACGCCGCGCGGCCTCCTTCACCGCTTTCCGGATCGCGCGATTGACGCGGTCCTCGTTCTTCTTCGCGATGTAGACCTTCGCGAGGTACATGTGGTGGGAACCTTCCGTCGTCCCGTGGTCGCCGCGCTTCCGGCCGTGCTCGATGCTGTAGGCGCGGTCCTTCTCGGCCCGGGTGGCCGGGCGCGGCGCAGCCTCGACAATGCCGCGCATCCCGCCGTCCTCGTAGCGGGTGGAAATACCGCGCCTTGTCTCGCCCGTGTCTTCCGGCGCCAGTACCCGGGCGACCCGCGCCCCCTCTTCCGTGCCGCGCCGGATCGCCCGGACGACGTGATCGCGCGCCTTGCCCTTCAGGTCTTTGAGCTTTCGCTGGAGCCTGCCTGCGTTCCGGACCGTCATATCGCCCCCCCGGTCTCGACCGTGAACTCCAGCACCGCGCCGGCCCGGTCGATCTGCGCGGGCAGGGACCGGATGTTCCACGCCTCGCCCCGAACCATCACGCGGTCTCCGGGATGGATGGCGCGCATCGCCGCGCTGGACCGGACGCGCAGCGTGCCGGTCTTGGTGCCCTCCATCCGGCCGGCGGCCATCGCCTCCTTGCCCGGCGTCTCGCGGAAATCCGCCCAGGCGGTGGCAAGGTGCTTCCAGTCGCCCGTCGGATCGCCGTAGTCGTCCGTCAGACCGTCCGGCGACCGCTCGAACACGGCCCGGTCGCGGAACTGCCCGGCGCGGGCCATCGGATTACGCGCTCCGCGCCAGCACGGCGATCTGGTAGGTGGCCGCCGCGCCGGACCCGTTGGCCACCCGCAGCTCGTCGGCCGACCCGGCCGTGACCGCGCCCAGCCCGTCCGCGCCCGGGGCGAACAGCAGCGCGCCGGCTCCGGGCGTCAGCGGCCCGATCGTCGGCGACGTGCCGCCCAGGAACCCCTCGACCGGGCTGCCCGCGCCGCCCAGCGTCAGGGTCGTGGTGTTGGCCGCGCCCGAGATCGGCGCGTTGCGCACGAACAGCGCGACCAGCTCGGCCGCGGCCACGCTGGCGCCGAAGGCGTCGGTCAGCGCGCCGGCAAGGTCGATGTCGTCGTTCGCGCCGTCGGCGACCGTCCGCTCGTCGAACCAGGCGATGTCGCACTGATCCGCGCCGGTGCCGTCGGCCAGCTCGACCAGCGCCTGCATCTCGGGCGTGAAGACGCCCCCGAAATCGTTGTCCCCGGTCTGCGTCACGCGCAGCCGGGCCAGCAGCTCTGCCTTGATCGTCATGATCCTGTCCTCTCTAGACCCACAGGCGGTGGGCGCTCAGCATGTCGCGGACCCCCAGCGGGACCTGCGCCGCGGTCGTGCCGGCGATGACGGCCTCGCGGTGTTCGAAGTAGTGCCCGGCCAGCAGCGCCACGGCCTGCCGGATGTCGGGCGGCACGTCGCTGCCCGTGTCGCCGTAGCCGACCGTCAGGTCGATCCGCACGGTCGCCACGTCGGGCCGGGGCGTCGGCCAGCTTTCGCCGTATTGGGGCCAGAGCTCCGGCGGGATCGCCGAGCCGATCAGCCGGTAGCGCGATGCCGCCAGCGTCTGCCAGCTGCCGGCCGCGTCGAGGTATTGCACCTGGTCGACGGACTGGATCGGCGCGACGGGCAGGCGGGTCGCCTTGCTCCAGCCCCCGCCGAAGCCGTCCAGCGTCAGGCGCAGCTGCTGCGTGATCAGGCGCCTGCGCGTGTAGCTTTCGACGCTGGCGCGGGCGGCCGCGATGCACCGCTCGATGACGCTGTCCTGCCCGTCGTCGTCGACCCGCGAATGGTCCTTGGCCTCGGCCAGCGTCAGCGGCTCGGCCGCCGGCCCGGACAGCTCGGTGATGACCACGCCAGGTCAGCCCTTGTCCGTCTGGCGGGCCAGCACGGCGGCGCCGCGGTCGATAAAATGCGTGGCCGAGGCCCGCGGCAGCGACACGCGCTGCCCCTTGCGAAACCGCGTCTCCTCTGCCGTGCCGGCCTTCTCGTCCTGCACCGTGTAGTCGCGCGTGAACTTCACGACCACCTTGTCGGTCTGCTTGTCTGCCATCTTCATGTCTCCGACTGAACGCCCCCGGCCGGAACCGGGGGCAGGTTACGCTGCAGCGCCGGCGCTCAGACCGTCACGATCTCCTCGACGGTCGGCGCGTCACTGTTGGAGGCCGGCGCGTAGCGTGGGTTGAAGCCGAGGACGACCGCCGCGCAGTCCGACGTCGCCGTGCCGACGGTCAGCGACAGGCGGGCGTGCGTGAACCCGTTCTCGAGGTCGAGGTCCTCGCTGAAGCACTGGATCACGGCCTGCGTGTCCGACTGGTCGGTGCCCGCCTGCGTCAGCTGCGTGATGTCGGAGC